ACAATTGAGATGTCTTGTAAAAATTTTTCTTTTGAAAATGTATCCAACCCCGTGTTGCTGTTTTCAAATCAATGATAGTAATATCACCAGATATTTTATTACGAAGCACAATATCCAAATAACTTCTAAACTCTACACCTTCTTGAACTGTTGTAAATATAGGAACTTCAACTCCAACTAACTCATAATTATTTTTTGTAAAATATCTATTACGATGTTTTCTAAAATGTTTAATTATCTCAAGACCATCCTGATAAAACTCTATCATATCTTTTTGTTCGCATGGCAAAACCCCCCACTTCTCTTTTATCTCATTAAACTCTTTAACCATCTCTTCTTTCAACATATCATCAAGTGGTAGTTTATCTGCTGATACTATTGACTTATTATACATCTCATTAAGATAACTTTGAATAACAGTATGCATTGCAGAACCAAATAAAGTATATATGTTACCGCCAAATAAACTTAGCCCATCTACATAACGAAGCTTCCACTTTAAATTACAATCATGATAAGATGTAAATTGTGAATGTGAAATTGATTTCATACTATCTCGTCAATCAAACCATATCCCAAACAAGTTTCAGCATCCCACATCAAATCGTGTTTCAATATTTCGTTAAGTTTCTTCATAGGTAATTTTGTATATGTCTTATATACATTTTTAATTGTTTTCATCATCAAATCAAGATTCTGCTTCTCATCTTCAAATTCGGAATACTTTCCCCAAAAATTACTTGATAATTGATGAATCAACATATAAGAATTTCTACTCATAAATCTATAACTTCCAACTACCGAAAGGAATGTAGCCGCACTTGCACAAAATCCATCTACGTAAGTATGAACTGGAACTTTACATCTTAATATCGTATCCATAGATGAAATACCTGCAGTAATTGAACCACCACCTGAATTTATAAATAACTTGAGCGTTGGTGGGTCCACATCTAAATTATTTCCAAGTGTTAAACTTTTAGATTCTAATTCACCTATCTTTTTATTAAGTTCTACTGCACCATCTCTATTGACACCAGCATAATAATAAATTTTATTTTCATGAACTGCTATATGTTTTTCAACTGGTGGATTCTGTGCGTCTTTCTTTTTAGATGATTTCTTTTCACCCCAATATTTTTCATTCATCATTTACCCCATTTTCCATTTTTTACGATTGTTGCCATAATTCCATAATTGGAAACATCAAGAAATGCGTCTTCTAATGGTTCATCTTTTACAGCCGATTCTCTATTATTCAACAATAGAGTTTTTACTCTTTGTAATTTGTCGTTCATTCTAAACCATAAACCTGTAAGTGATAATTTCACTTCTTCGGGTGTTTGTAATTGTGTTCCAACTGAAATATTACCTGGGCCATAATCGTGTTGTTTGTGTAAAAACAATTCATATTGTTCTCGTTGAATTTTCTTGAACTCTGTGGTCATTTCAGGCCATTCTTGTTCCATTTGTTCAATTATGTGATGTTTTTGATTTAATTCTTCTGGTAAATAATCTGTTAAATCTGTTTCTTTTATATTCATTTTGTACTCCTATTTATTTAAAATTTGAAAGTTGAATAAAAATAATAATTATAGATAATATAACACAAATCCAAGTCTTATTGTCTGGAACTTCTGCTAATATTAACCAAGTCAAAAATGCAAAAACTATTGTTGCCATACCAAAACCAATAGGTCTAACATACCAATAATTTTGAAAATATTCATAATACCATTTCGTACTATAAAAAAATGCAAAACTAATAGGTATACCACCTAATACAATCCACCAAATATTTGTTGCCCATTCCCATTTAAATTGTGCTTGCATATGAAACCAAGCCCAAATATGACCAATCAATGCTATACTAACTGCCATTCCTAATTTATTCATTTAATTCCCATATTCTTTATTTCTTTATCAGATTTTCCAAATTTTTTAAGTAACAATTTCAAATCCTTTTTATCCATTAAACGATAATACTCTAACGCTTGTTTTTTACTGACCTCAAAATATTTTATTAAACATTCAGCTACCGTATCATCAATTTTATATTTATTCCCTGTTAAATATTTTAAATATATCTTTTTCTTTGGTAATAAATTGCAATAAAACTGGTATACTACCTTGGGTGGCATTACTTCAATTGTATATTTCTGAAAATAATTCACAAATGGTAAAAAATCATCATTCATACTTAAATAACGATTTACCATAAATGGACTAAACTTTTTTTTATCAGCATCAGAAAATGTATCCCAATTTCGTTTACCAACAAATAATTCATTTATCCAACTAAATAAGTTCACTCATCTCTCCACCCAAATCCAACATCTCACCACAACTCCCACAATTAAACACCTGAATTGGTGCAATCACTTCCTGTCCTGTTGGTGAAATAATAGCAGATATTTTTTTAATTACATACCCTTGAATAAAAATTTTATTACCACATTCTTTACAAATCATTGTTTCTGCATCACTCAAATCAACGTTTATATTTGCCTTTGGAAGTGGTTTTTGAGCTTTCATATTCATGTTAGTCTCCTAATTATATTTGAAACAGTTGCAATAAAATTAATTTCCTTATCAACAACCAATACATCTTGATACGCACCACTTGAAATTTCAGCAATTACTTCTGGTATCTTATCACCTGTAAAAGTTTCTACTTCGTCATATAACAACTTAAACAATTCAGTATAATCCGTAAAATTACTGTTTGCAACCAATTTACGAATTGTCCTTATATCAGACTTATTTTTAATCATTTCCAAAAACTGAAGTTTAAACTCATTGTGTAACATTCCATCTTTGTCAATTTTTAGCTTACCATCAAGTACCTGTCTTTGTAAGTCATTAATGATTTTACGTAAATCAGGATAACCAGCCGTAACTACAAGTGCTAAATCATCTAATTTGAAGTCAATATTTTCGACTTCAAGAATCTTCCTAACATGAACAGCAACTTCTTTCTTAGATGGTGGTATTATTTTATATGCCTGACAACGACTTCGTATTGGTTCAATAATTTTCTCAACATAATTACAAGTCAATATAAATCGACAATGATAAGAAAATGTTTCCATAAGATTTCGCAGAGCTGGTTGGGCAGAATTTACATTTAAATAATCTGCTTCATCCAGTATGACTATTTTCATAGGTTTGAAACCAATTGAAGAAGCAAATGCCTTCAACTTGTCTCGAACCAAGTCTATATTTCGTTCATCCGACGCATTAATATATAAATAATCACACTCAACAGAATTAATAATAATCTTAGCAAGTGTGGTTTTGCCGCCGCCAGCTCTGCCATATAAAAGTAAGTGTGGTACATTTCCATCATCTAAAAACCTTTGAACTTTGATCTTAAGGTGTTCATTACCGACATAAGTTGATAAATCTTTAGGTCTATATCGTTCAACCCATAATCCATGTGCTTCCATATTAAACCTTCTGTGATACTAACCAATATTTAGCATTAAAATCATCAACACTAAATTCAATATGTGCTAATCCCTTATCAGAAATTTGTAATATTGCATTAGAACATTCTTTATTAGCACTCAAAACCTCTTTAAAAAGATTAGCATTAAAAATAATAGATTTGGTCAAAGAAACTGCACCACTTTGAGTTTTAATACTGATACGATTTGAGTTAATATCACTATAACCAATAACAAATTCCAAACCACCATCTATTGGATTAACTGCAAAATGTTCAACATCAGCCAAAGCACTTTTACCACGAATAAAAGAATTGATAAATTGATTATCAATATTAACCAAAGTATTAAACTCAGGAATATTCTTTAATTCAGGAACATCAGGTATAACACCAATTGCCGCCAATACATAATCAGCTGACATTATCGAATCCGTAAAATGAAAAGCAACAGGTGTATTATCAACTTTAGTTAAAGTAAAATCAACAGTATCAGCTAAAGTACCTAACATCTTAAAAAGTAATGGTGTATCATAAACTCCAACTTCAAATTTAGGTAAAGTCTGTTTTGATAAAGTTAATTCACCCAATAAACTTTTATCAGGTGAGATAAATCTCGTGGACAATATTTCGCCATCGGAAATCCATTTCACTGAATTG